AACGTTACTTGATCTATCTTACTTCTTACGAATGCTGGAAAACCTGTAGTCGGCCTTCCTAGCGGTGATTGATGTAAGTATGTTAATTCCTCTTCGGTAACTTGCTCTACCTCCACCAACGTACCTGTTATATATAAAGAGCCCAGTCTATGTAGATCTGTTGGTAGACCACCTATACCACCGGACACTGTAATTACTTGGTTGTTTTTAAAAACAGATATTTTTTCATCTAACATTTCGTCTACGTTAGAGAATTCTGTTGAATTTTTAAGATTTTTATCTTCCGACTTAGCATCATAAAAATATTGTTCAAATATTTCCATCTGAGCTTGGTTGGCAAGCAGGTTAAACTCTTGAGGCGTTATGTAACCCCTTTGTTCTTTATTAGCTAAAGTTAAAACCCTTTGATAAACTGTATCTATAAAAATCATAGTATTTCTTTTTTATTTTTTGTAGGGAAATGCTTTGTTTAACACATCTTTCCTCTTATTGCAACCACAGTCTTTAACTCCCCTAGCTTTGTTAACAGCGTCTACAATACTTTTTATCCCCGTTGCTTTTGTTATTTTTTCAATTGAGTCTCCTAAACCCTTTGATTTTTCTCCCATAAAATTATATTTAATAAATGATCACCCCGAAGGGTGACCATATTATTTTTGTTGTTAATTCATTCTCTTTTCAATGCTAGAATATATCTCCATACCTTCGTCGGTTTTAAACCAAGCAGCTAAAGCTGAGTAAGGATGCTCTTCAAAAGGAACGTTCATTAGTTTTCTACCCGTTGAACCCCAAGTGAAAATTCTTTGATCTTCAGATAGTTTTAGTATACCTTTTTCAGTAGCTTTTATACCAAAGTTCCTGAGTTGGATATTGTCATCAGTAACTAATTCTAAGAACAGTTGAGGGTTTCTCTTAGCGAATAACAACAAATCTCTCTTAAGTTCACTAGAACTCATCGTACTCACTCTAGAACCTATCTCAGCTCTCATAACCGCTTCTGCTAGATCAATTTCTAAATTTTTGGCTGCGTGCAAAGCGTCTGCCTCAAACTCTAACCAATCCAATTGTGACGTAGCTTCTTCTACAGGCTTCCACTCTTTAAACAACCTATCTCTATGTGGGTGGTATGTTGATAGTAATTTTTGTAATACTGTTTTATTCTTAGGAACCATTAAAACCCCAGCTCTAAAAATAATATGCTCTAATCTTTGATCACCCTTCATTTCATCAACGAATACAGTTCTTTGATTGGAGCAGTACTTTAGCTCCCTCTCATACCCTTTTTCTTCGTCGAAGTAGTGTATGTTAGCTGATTTAACAATGTATGACAAGGGTTTTCCTTGACCTTTTAAAAGATAAGTCCTATCCTTAATCTCCCAATCATTAATGATTTTTGGAGTTGGTTCAGATCTTTCTTTAACAACTTTTTTTGGTTCTGCAACTACAGTATCTTCAAAAAATTCTGTAACTACTTCTTCCATTGTTTCTATTTGAGGTTCAACCTCAACTTTCTTTGTGTTAGCTTTTTTAGCCATAATATAATATAATATAAATTAATAAAATAAAGGGTCGAGGCCGAAGCCCCGACTCCTTAATAAATTGTGCTTATTTCAACAACATGAAATTGTTAGCACCCTGAACGATTAAACATCTCTCAGATAAGTAATGCACTTGCATTGCATCTAAGTCAGAAGTTTCAGCGCCAACAGAACCAGTAGTCCAAGTCTTTAATTTTCTAGACTCAGTTTGTGAAGCTCTGTAACGAACATGTAAGAACGGTCTTTTTAAGTTTTTACCTAAAGTTTGATCGTAAACAGTTGATACACCAGCTGGGATCATAATCCCTCTAAGTGGAGCGACAGCATCTCTAGCGTTAACACCACCTCTTGTAGCTTTGTCATTTAGGTATCTGAAATCAGACTTGTAGAAGTCGTAAGAACCTCTTCTGAAACCAGAGAAACCTAAGTTCAATGCCATATCTTCTTCATTGTCGAATACTCCGTAAGAAGTACCTCCAGCGCCGTAAGAATTCATAGAAGCTAACATGTCATCCATTGCAAGAGAAGTTGCTCTATTAACGAACATCATATTTTCTTCAATAGCACCTTGAGAATCAAACTCAGCTAAGATAGCATCAAATTCAGCTAAATCAGTCGTTGGGTTAATACCAGTAATACCAGTAGTAACGTTACCACGATTTTCAACAGCAGCGAATAAACCTTCAGTACCAAAAGTATCACCAGCAGTACCAATAGTACCCTCAGCAGTAGAATTGCCTGGAATACCTTTAACAGCCTCTAACATTGTCATCTCTAAGTAATCAGTAAATCTTGATCTAGTCTCACCCTCAGCTTTTAAGTACCATAAGTACCCATTCTGCCCATCTTCACCAGAAATCTCTACCCAACCGATTTGAGAAACATCAGATCCTGAGATCTCGAAGTAATCTTTAATGATGATTGGTTTGTTAGAGAAAGAAGTATGAGTTGGCTTAACAGTTCCAAAACCAGGAGTAACAGAAGTTGTTCCACCTTGACCTTGCTTACCTTTTCCGTACTCAGAACCTATTATCAATACAGTTGCAGGAGCAGCTGATATAACAGAAAACGCAGCAGCGTCATCAATGTTAGCTTGTTCATAAGGAAGTAAAGTTGCTGTAGTTGCGTTAGCCGCAGTACATAAACATTTTATAGTACCTTCAGCTGTAGCCACAATAGCCATGTCATTGATACGTATACCGTGCTCGCCTGAAGCGATTGCGTTTCCATCTATATCAGTAGTCATTGTAAATACACTTGATCCAGTATTTAGTGTTCCAATGTATGATAAGTGTAATCTACCTTGTTCAGACCAAACTACTTGATCAGAAGTCATAGACTCTTCAGCTCCTACTTTTTCAAGAAATCCTGCGATTGTTCTGCTTCCGAACACCTCAGCTTCTTTTTCCATAAGATCTGGTAAATATTGTTGTCCCCAGTCGTTACCTGAGCCACTTGTAAAATCGATGTAATTTGAAGATAGTGTTGCTTTTTTCGAAGCTGGTACACTATTCAAAGTACCCGCGACTCCTGAATGACCAGGACCCGGATTTGATATTGCCATAATTGTTTTGTTTTAAATTATTTTTTTTTGTTAATTTTAAATTTTGAGTTAGCAAAGTCATCGCCCAAAGCTTTTACTTTCCACCCACTAGTGTTAGTATCACCACTGTGAGATTGCCTAGGGCTCATGTCTATGTTCTTGGCATTAGCGACACTATTCTTTAAAGCGTCAGCTTGACCTTGTTCATAAAAATGTTTAGCTACAGCATCAGCGTTCATAGCTGTGTAAAGAGATTTGTGATAACCCTTGGCATCTGATACTTCACCATCTTCGTTCAAGAACTTCTTGACAAAGTTGTTTATATCACCCTGAGTTTTTTTAACCTCGTTAGCATTGTTCACATTAAATCTATATTTCTTCTCTCCGACGTTATATTCAAAACCTTTGAATTTGTCGTTAAAGACCTGCTCGGTCTTCTTTAAGAAACTAGATTTTAATTTTGATTCTGTTTCCTTATTACCTGCCTCCTCCTTGTTATACCTATTAAAAAAATCAATTGCATCCTTTTGCTCACTCGTAAGCTTTGAACCCATTTTGATATCTTCATAGTACTTAGACTTTAGTCCGTCTAAATGTTCTTTAGCGCCGGCAACCTGCTCTTTCATCGCTATTTTTTTCTTTTTTATCTCTCTTTCGTCGTCTACCTCCTCGTCAAAAGAAAATTTATCTTCCATCAAAAAACCAATCTCATCAGCATCTAAATGAGGTTTTGATTCTTTATAATATTCTTTTAGTAAAGTCAAGTTATCCATTTCTGAATAATCCTTATTTAACTTAACATAATCGTTTAAATCTCCACCAGTATCCTCCATGAAGCTCATTAGCTTTTCAATGTTTTCAGGAAGTGGAGTAGTTGCCTCTACAGGCTCTTCAACGTTATCTTCAACTACAGTTGTAGCTTCTTCGTTTTCACTAGTCACTTCCTCTAACACTGGAGTATCTTTAGCTTCAACTTCCAGCGGTGCCTCTGTTTCTTCGGTAATTTCTGTTACAGCTTCTTCCCTTTTTTCTTCTGCAACTACCTCATCAACCTTGACTACCTCTTCGGCTTTAGCAGCTAGCTCTTTTAAATCCACCTTTGTAATATCTTCAGAATTGCTAAAATTCTTTTTCATAACCGGCTTCTTTTTGATCTTTTGTTTTTCAACGGTATTGTCTACCGATGGTTCTTCTCTTTTGTTTTCTTCCATAATATAATATAATAATAATTAATAACTCCTACTTAGGACCAAATCCTCCTAAACCAAATTCACCGCTCATAATGTCATTACCTGATGATTCAAAATTCTTTGGTGGTTTCTTGTTTAGCCTCTGGTCGATAAGCTCACTTTGTTGTGATGCTTGCATTTTTGTTCTTCCATCTTTACGATCTTCTTTCACTGTATCTTTCATGTCAACTTCATCCATGTTCATTTTCTGAAGCTTCATGTTTATATCAAACTCTAATTGCATTAACTCCTTTTTTATAGCAGCTTCTTCTTGCATTTGTTGGGATTTGATCTGTCCTTTTGTTTGCTCTAACTCTATGTTTAAAGCGTGAGCGGCTTGGGCTTTTTGTGTTTCAGCTTCAGCAGCAGCTTTAGAGGCCTCTGCATTTGCTTCGCCCTGTGTTTTTGCTAGTGACTCCGCTTCAGCCGCTTTGGCTTCTGCTTTCTTAGTCCTAGTTATTTTTAGCATCTGGTTAGCTAGCTTTATATTTCTTATACCCCTTAGATCAATAGCATCTTCTAGGTCTATTGCTCCTTGTGTTATCGATGCTTGTATATTGTTTTCTAGCAATTGCTTCTCCTCTTCGTCTGGCGCTAGTTCTAATGAAATTCCAAAGTCAGATAAATGTAGCTCCGACATCTCTTTTAGTGTAGCGACGTTATGAACACCTACAGCTTGTATAAAAGCATCTCTGGTCGGAGAGTACTCTAGTATATCTGATATTCTCAATGATAAAGCCTCACAGGTCTCTGCTGTTAGAAATAAACCAGATTGCAATATGTGTCTTGTTGCGGTGTTCGAGTTCGCTGCTGCTATCTTTTGCACCCCAACTAACGACTTGGCATCTGGAGTGGATCCGTCAGAAGCCTCATTAAGACCAGTTACGTCTCTGATCATCTGTAGATAGTAATTATAGTTACCTATTAACGATTGTAATTTACCTCCAGCACCTGCTCCATTTGATATTTCTGTTATAGGTATTCTACCAGCATTTTGATCCCCATCTTGAGTGAATGACCTTCCGATAACAGATCCTGTTTGGAAGAACATGTTTAGTGCTTCTTGTGGGTTGTAATTAGTTCCATTACCTAGATCAATTTCCGCTAAGCCATCAGCATCTAAGTAAACACCATCTGGTACCATTCTAGATAATA